TGCCTACAGTTTGACCAAGGTTATCGGTAATCTTTTTAAGAGTGCCTTTATTTTTACCAACGTATTTGAATACTCTAGTCTTAACTTCCGGACTATTATCTACTAATTTAAGTTTATTATCTTTAGCATCTACTGTAATAGAACGTTTAGTGGAGATATCGTTAGATACTGCGAATGTTGGAGGAGCAAGATAGTTAGTATGTACTGTAATAAATGGTGTATTCATACCAACCATAGCAGATGCTACAGCAGCGTTTTCATTATTAGCATTATCTAATACTTTCTCTGTAGTATTTTGAGGTACTTCACCAGGTGTAGTTGTATTAGAAGGACCATCTGTATCTTCAGGAGTCTTAGGTTCTTCTACAACTTCAACTTCTTCTTCACCTGTTTCCGAATCGGAAACAACTGCAGCGACAACATGAGACTTAGTTAATACAATAGATCCATTCCAATCTTCAACTTCTTCTATTTTAAGACAGAAGTTAGAATTATTAGCTCCATTGATAGCAATAAGAGCATCTTGAATCAATTGGTATTGTTTTTTATATTCATCTTCGTTATTGAATACAGAAGATAAATCAAACTTACCAATTTTCAAAGTATCAGCATAACCAAAGATGAATTCATCTACATTAGAACCGATTTTCATGGAAATATAATTCTTGATATACTTATCCGACAATAATTTCTTATAAGCATCACAGAAAGGTTTAATAGCTTCCATTCTTTCTTTAGTAGGTTCATCAGTTTCGATATATTCGATCTTGATATCACATTCATCTATCAATTCTTTGAATGTAGATACATATCGTTTATCCGCTACAGGAGCAGGAGTACTAGTAGCAGCTGGATTTGGTGGAGTTTGAATAGGATTCATACCCAATGCGGGTCCTTGTGGTGCGTTAGGTGTTTGAATTATATTCTTATTATTAGGATTAGCTACAAGAATGATAACTTTTACATCTTTAAGATAATTCCAACGTTCTTTAGACATCTTGAACGTAGTCTTATTCTTTTCCTCATCATATCCATATAATACACCAGTTGGATAACCGAATTCCTTTGTGGCTTTTAATGCATCTACAATACTATTAGCAATAGGATAAGGTTCTCTTGTAGTTTGTCTATATTCAGGTTCAGAAATAATAGCGAAGTTGAGTGTTCTCATAAAGGCATCTTTAATATTATCGATAATACCTTCTTGGAAAATATCCATCACTAAATTCTCCTTTCTAATTAATCAAATTTAAATCCTTCAGAAGAAGGTTCTTGTTGTTGTGGTTGTTCTTCTGGTTGAGCAGGCTGTTGTGGTTGCTCTTGCTGTTGGTTATCTTTATATATAAGAGGCATAACCTCATTAATCTTAGAACCAATTTCGTTCTTAATAGAATCGAAGTCAAACTCTTCGGTTATAACTTCTACCGATTCATTGATATGGAATAAAGGTTTACCAGCATTGTCTGGATCATCCATACGTTCTTTAAGAGCTAAGAAAATTTCTAATAATTGACCAAATTGATTATCAGTTAAACGTAAGTAACTATATTTACCTTGAGCAGTAGTAATCATAGTTTCTTTTGCTTTTTGTTTATTACGATATTTGACCATAGATCTATTATTAGGATTATCCCCACCATCTTTAACATCAATTACTAGATTATATGGGATAATCATAAAGTCAGTAATCCATTTATGGGTTTGACCTTCGAATTCATATTCAAAAGTAGGACCAGGTGCCATGATATCATAACCATCGAAGTCTAATACTTGGTCTAAGAACTCCAAGAATTTCTTTTCATAAGAACCAACATAACTAAACTTAGTACCATCTTTGAATCTGTATTCACCAGAGATACTTCTATTAGCTAACATTTTCTTTTGTTGTTCTTCATCATTGAGAATATTATAAGTACCGAATACTTTTACCATATTCTTTTTATATTTTTCTCTTAGTTTATCTTTACAAACTTGTCTACCACAAAGACGTTTGTACTTATTAATCTTATCATCCCATGGTGTTTCTCTACCACATACGATACAAGTACCATGGTCTTTTTTATTGATATAATTAAATAAAACCCTTGCAGCTGTATATCCTTCTGGGATTAACTCAGAGTGTTTTCGTTCTATATGGGAGATGACTTTATCTTTTACATCACGGAAAGTGCAATAAGGACATCTTTCTTTTCTTTTTGCCATTAAATTTCACCTCACTAATTAGCTTATTAAGTCTTACTAACATGTTCAGAGCGTCATTATTTGTGGGTTTTACGAATATAGTAGGAAATTATAAATTAAACAAAATAATAAATTTTGTTTCAATGGAAGGAGGTAATCCCTATTGATTAACAAAGTTTTTGGTACGAAAACACTAGCTAAGGATCCTAAAGTTATCGAGCATAGTATTTCGATTAATCAGTTTAACCAACCACTCGTTTATACTAATGAGGATGCTACGGCTATTAAGTTAATAGAATTGATTCTATTAAGACCTGGCACATATCCTACTAGACCTAAAATGGGTGTAGGATTGGTTGAACGTTATAGATATACTTTCTTCGATCATTTATATGAACTGGAGGATGACATTACTAATCAAATTCGGACGTATTTACCAGAATTTGAGAGTGTTGATGTAAACCTAACTAAAGATGAGTTGAATAAGACACTGTTTATTACTATATCTTTGGATAGTGTGGCATATAGTTTGGTGTTTAATAGCCAGACAAATACCATTAGTGTTATCTAAATTTTCAGGAGGAATCTATTACAATGGCAAATGAAAATCAAACTGAAAAAATCAGCCTAGACGAATTGTTAGGTGCTGATGAAGGAGCAACAACTGAGACACCTGAGGTTACTACTGTTACTGCTGAAGCAACTCCAGAAAAAGAAGTTGTTGAAGAAAAACAAGAATCCAATGTTGTAACTCCAAATATGACATCTGGTAATGATGTAAAAGCTGGCGATGCGGTAGATATCCAAGATATTGCTAAATTCAAAGAAGTAGTATCTGGTAACGAAGAATTCGCTAGAAAAGAAGAAGAACTCATCGATGAAAACATTGAACGAGTTAAAGGTGAATTGACAGCGATCATGAAACCATTAAAAGATAAATGTATTGAAATCGCTGATGAAAAAGCTTTAGAAGAAGCAGATAAAGAAGGTGGCGAAGCTACCGATACTGACTTAGAAGACGATGGTCTTGGTGCATCCGTTCGTGATAATACTGAAGTACCTAAAACTTCTAAGAAAGTGGACATCTCCAAAGCATCTTCTGTAACTATTGATGATGATGACTTCGCTGATCTTGACGATGATGATGTTATAGATGATCTTGATGACGACGAAAAGAAAAACGAAGCCGAAATCAAAGAAGCAGAAAAAGCTGAAGAAGAAGCTCGTAAACGTTTTGAAGAAATTAATAAAATCATTTCTACAAAAATTAAACCAACTAAAGACGAATTGGATATTAATAGTTTCGAAATTAGTAGCCAACCTATCAATATTAATACATCTTTGGAATATAGTACTGCAGCAAAAGAAAATACTCTTCCTACAGCTACAGCTCCATTGTTTGCTACTGGTCGTAATATCACTATGAGTGGTTTGACTGGTTCTGAATTGGCTCAATTCGTAAATAATATCTCCAATATCTCTTCCAGTAACCAAGCTATTAAAGATACTTATGCTTTGTTATACAAACACGATGTATCTGAAAATAAACCAAGTGGTTATGTAAACTGGTTACGTTCTATTGCTTCTGCTGACTTGATCCACATGTACTTTGCTCTTTATAAAGCAACCTTCAGTGGTTCTAACTACATTTCCTTCGACTGCCCTGAATGTGAAACATTCTTCATGACAGATGATATCCCTATGGATAAAATGTGGGAAGTAAATGAAAAAGCTTCTGATGAAGATAAGAAACGTCTTGATGACATTATTAAACATGGTGAAGTTGATGGTGGTATGGATACGTTCTCTGAAAAACTTATCGTTATCTCTGATAACTATGCAGTTAAACTTCGTCCATTGACTATCTTCTCTGATATCGAAGATACTTATATTACAGATGAATTCCGTACTAAGTATATCGCTATCATCCGTATTTCTCAATTCATTAAGAACTTGTACTACATTGATCGTGAACGCGGAATCTTGAAACCAGTTGACTTCAAACCAGATTCTTCTTCCGTTGCTAAAACTATCAAACGTAAAGTACAAGTAGTTGGTAAATTCATTAACTCTTTGAATTCTGACCAATTCTCTATCTTAAATCATCATATCTTTGACCTTGAAACTAAAGTCAATGGTACTGATGATGTAATTACTTACTTCATTCCAGAACAAGAATGCTTGGGCACATTCAAGAAAGGCGACTACGCTGGTCAAGAATGTACTCATAAATTTGAAAAACAAATTATGCATCCTCTTAACATGCTTTTTACACGGCATCAATTGGGACTCCGGAGCATCTAACACAACGATTAGTTTCTCTACAAACTTATTATCGTAGTGGCTTCAGCTTAATTGATGCACCTGAGAAATCTATGGCTTATATTCATTCGTTGTATTATCTCCAAATGAAACGTCTAGCACAAGAGAAGCGAGAAAAGCTTCTTAAAGCTATTCAGCAAAGTAAGCAAGATAGACTAAATCGGGCTCACAGTAACGTTAGAAAATCTACTCGTGATCTCTACTTAGAAAGACAAGAACAAATGGTTCAACGCGGACCAAATAGGAGGTAGACAGTGATAGTTTCTGAGTTCCTAGAGAATATCTACAAGAACAAACCAGAAAACGTTATATTTACTAATATATTTGATCATTGTATGGTCGTGTATACCGTTTTCAGGAAGTATATTACTGAAGACACGGTAAGTATTACTGTCGATTCCAAAAAAGCAGTTAAAAACTCTACATGTATATTTACTTGCAGAGCACAAGAGATTCCCTATGAATATATGGCTACTGTTTACAATAACCAAGTAGTCCATTTATATGGTAGCGACTTTACCATTAAGACTAGTCTTAATAAAGATGGTACTGCGGTTATTAAAGTAATTAGAATGTGACCATAAAGCGGTATCCAATATTGGATACCGCATTCTCTTTAACAAATTATTAATTTATAGAAAGGAGAGAAAATATGGCAAAGAAAGATCATCTTAAGGTAGAACTTCTTGACATTGATGCTTTTGTCAAGGATAACAATCTTAAAGAGATTACCAACCCTATCTTCTTTAATCAGAATAATACACCAACTCCAGATGGGTTATTATCTAATGAAATATTTGGTATTACCAAAGACAGTAGAGCAACTACTTTTGCATATATCAACTTACATGGATATTTCTTAACTCCTCTAGCTTATAAAATTTGGCAACGTATTGATAGTAAAATTACTAGCTGTGTATATGGTACAGAAACCTTTAAAATCCAAGACGGTAGATTAGTACCAGATCCAGATGGTGGTACTGGTTTAGACTTCTTACGAGAAAACTTTGATAAGTTTGAATTCCAAAAAAATAACTCTCGTATTCGTAATAAGAATATTGACTTCTTATTGAAATATAAAGATCGTTTGTTTATTAAAAACTTTATTG